TGTCTTCGGAACTCCATATGCATAGTCCCTGTCCTTTGTTTTTTCAAAAATGAAATCTCGCACCATCATCTTTGCTTTCTTATATTCCTCTTTATGTTCATCTAATGGACTTGGAATATAATAAAACATCCTATCTTCCATATGCATATTTATTGCGTGTCTTTCAAACATAGGGTGCAAGAAGAAGGGTTGGTAATTATCCATATCAACACGATTAACATGTAGGTTCCGTAAAAATCTCCAAGATTCGGTCAACTGGAGTCTTCTGAACTTTTCGTACCATCTTCCATTATTCCATTCTCTAGCTTCAGGTTGCGCTAGATTGCCGGGTTTGCTCCTGTCAATCGTATAACCAAGGGGTTTGGAGGGGTCATATTGTGCATATAGAGTAATCAACGTATAACCGACAGCACCCCACAACATATCCGCTTCACTACCTGTAGTAAAAACACTCTTGTCAATTTTTGCTTGTCCAAACAAATCTCCACAATTCATATTAACATTGGGCATTTGGGATATAACCTTTTTATACATATCTGGATAGTCTTGTACAGGCCCAGGATACCCCCCCATAATAACACGAATTTGGTCTGAAGGACAAACCTCTATTAGCGCCAACAACACTGCAACACTGTCCATCCCGCCAGAATAAAATAATTCAATTTCCTTACCCATGTCCCGCAATTCTTCAGCACGATTTATCATCATATCTGAAAAGGAAGGTAGGTCTTCAGTATATTCGTATTTGACTTTAGGGTAAAAATTTTGGGACATGTTGAAAAGATATTCTTCTTTCCCTTCCATGTCGTTTAAGAACCAATCCTTGGGCCGGGTATATTTTTCTAGAAGATGTCGTTCTTCTTGAAATTTATAATTAAATTCTTCTATGAAAGAATCAGAAAATCGATACCATTCCATTGAATCGGAATTAGCATTATCAACATCTCTAGTTAACAGAAAAGTAACCCATGCCTGCCGATATTCATCACTAATATAAACAAATTTTGTCATAATAAGGTGTTACTATTCATCAGCTCCTGTAACTGGGTTATAGTTTTTAGCATCTTCAAAGAACGATGTCGTTTCATTGAACCCAAAATCATCATCAGCGTCAGCCGTGGACGGGTCAGGTGTTACTGTAAGTCTTTGTTGTCTCTTCGGAGATTGATCAGGCATATCCGTATATTGATCTGTCTGTGTAGTTTTGATAACTTTTTGAGAGGTAACAGGACCATAGAGATAAAACTTTGCGGCAAAGGACAAAGAATAAATAATTGCCCTTCTAGAAGTAAACTCTCCTTGATAGTCATCTTCATAACTAATACTATTAAGAATAATAGGAACATCCTTCTTAATACCCATTACTGCCATGTCATTAATAGTAACAGTATAATCTGGTTGAAAGTAGGGAAGAATTTGTTCTACAATTTGTAAAGCATCATCAGATTGTTTTGCTAAAATATACAAATCAAACTCTATATTATATGGTACAGGCATATATTGACTGTCTAATTGATCACTTCTAGTGCCCTTTACTTTTTTAAATTTTTGAACACGATTAAGTTTTCTAGTAGGATCATATGAAAGACCACTAATCTCAAAACCAATTCGGGGCAGTGTAACAGCAGCTGTCTTAGAAAGGTCTGCATCTTCATTCAGTCGAACAAGAAATTTCTGTCTTGGTCCATATGCAAGAGGAACCTTCATAGTTTGTTGAATTGCTCCAGCATTGTCCTTGCGAACTAATTGGATGTCATTAAAAATTGTTCCAAATGAAACAACTACATTACGAATTGTTTCATGATAAAAAGATTGTCCTAACATTAATCTGCACTCCCTGCATCACCAAAAGGATTAGTTTCACTGAAGTCTAGTATTGTATCATCCAGTGTATCAAATAATTCGTTTTGAGATGTTTTATCTGTATCCATATCCCCTACTATATAGTCTTCCGATACGAGGAATTCACTACCAGTTTCAAGTAGAATACTTTCACCTACTGAGGTAGAATCATCTTGGCCAATTATGTTATCACCAGCATTGGTGGAACTAGCATCTGTACCATTCATTATCAATAAACCTGTTTCTCCAACAAGTGTGCCATGAACAATTCGTATTTCTTCATTAACAGCTGAGGATTGTTCTAACGTAAATTGATACTCTGAACTTGCTACAGACAATGAATCTTCTATGGCATCTATTGCAGTGATACCTGTATCGATAGTTTCTGAACTATAATCAAATAACCGACAACGTAATTTATAAACAGGATTTGAATCCAACTGATGAAATGGTTCATCATGGTCTACAAAATTTATTTGAAATAGTTTACCTAAAGTAGGATGATATATTGCATCCCCCTCATAGGGTCTATCAGAGTCAGTTGCATCGGTTTCATTCAAAATATAAAATGTACTTCCTTCTAATTTGGAATCAGAAGATAATGTACCAGACTCTAACAAAACAGAACCAGAGGATGTCGAATCTGTTCCTGTTTCTATCTGTATTTGTTTTGTCTTTTCTTGGAATCTTATTTTACTAACTACAAATGTTGCTTCACTTAAATTTTGTAGTCCAAATTGATTCATTAATTCCAGTTCACCGGCAAAACCACCCTCTGCATCTTCCATATACATTTCTATTGGAACTTGTGTGTGGAATTTAGAAAGGGCGTCTTCCCCCATAAAAGTGTCTTCTGCAACAGCAGTTCTATCTAGATAATATACATCATGGCCATAAATCTGAATTGCTTCAGTTACCAAATCTCTGTATAAATTCTGTTCTGTTGCAACAGCAGTTGCACCACTTGTATGAAAGTGTTTATTAACAGCCATATTATCCTACCATATAATCTATAGGAACTTCAAACATCAATTGCATTTCTTCTTCTAATTTTTGTTGTTCCTCTAATCCCTGAGAATATATTGTCTCTCCGTTCATTGTAACACCACCTAACATAGCAACACCACTGAATTTAGATAAATTTGCCCCCCACTGTTTTTTAATCAATGCAGTGGCATATCTCTTTAAGAAAAGATCATCATAAACATCTGTGTATGTGGTTGGGTCTAGTTTGCGGTAACATTCTACAATAATATAATCTGTATCAGCAGTAAAATCAGTTTCCCAATCCGCATCTATGTACAAACGATTTTGGTGTTGGTTAAACCGTATTGGGGTTTCACCTACGAGAATGTGTTCTATTAAGTCTAAATTATCCATAGCCATTTGATATTGAATAACAGATGTTGAAGAAAGGTCAAATAGATCATTTAGACGTAACTGATAACGAATGTCAAACATATTTCCACCACCACCCGTATCTGTAAATGGCCAAACATTAAGTACAGAAACTACAGCACTGGGTAATGGAATAAAATTATTACCTTCTAGAAAACTAGCAGTAATATCACTATCTACTGTATCCGTTCCTGTAGTTGTTGTATTTGCTCGAGCTCGGGTAACATCAGCAGTAGTTATAAGATGTTTAAGATACATCTTCTCTATACCATCGTAATGATATTGAGCAAAAAACTGCAATGCTTCGTCTATTCTATCATCTGATTGATCATCTGATACATTAATATCTACAACACCATCACCAAGTGCTCTTAGACAATAACTTTTAAATGTTGATTTTGTTGTGGGTACAGCCATAGAAATATCCTTTCTATATATTTATAATATTTCTTTTATTGCAATACACGAATTGCAACACAATTGGGACCAAACTCTACATCATCCTCTATCCAATTCCCTATTTTTTGAAATCCAACACTCTCATAAGCAAATAACGCAGATTTCCGTGGCATAGTCCAAACCATCTTACAATTTTCCTTTAATGCAATTTGTAATGTTAACTTTAAAAGTAAATTAGATAATCCTTTTTTTCTTCTTTCTGGTTTTATATATAACCCCCTAGACCTATAGATTCTATCAGAAGTTCTAAATCCACTATTAACACCAATAATTTCCCCCTCATTTTTAATTCCCCAAAAGGTGGGCGTATAATTATCAAATATAGAACGGTCTTTTGTTATACTTACTTTACCGTGTTTTTTCCATAAACCAGCATTCCATCTCAAAGCACTCATTTTCTCTATTTTACTTTTTCTCTCCGGCCACAATTCTTTATCCCAAATATCATATATATCTTCAAATGTAGTTTCAAAATAAACATAACTCATAATACTATATATAATATGTACCATAATGTTATTTTTAATGAAAAAAGGTTGGGGATGGTATCTACATCTCGCAGCGGTTGCACATATTTCAGAAAACGACTTTGTAATGATTTTGGTTTAGAAGATTCTGGGTCTTGGTTAAAACAAAATGAATATCAACAAATAGAAGAAGCTAAATTCTCAAAACACCCACACATATTAAAAATTAAGATTCATTATATACCAGAAAATGATCTTGAATTTGTTCTAAGACAATTCCCCAAAATATGGTTATGGAGAGAAGATACTATAAGACAGTTTATGAGTCATATAGCTAGACTGCGTACTAAAATAAATCATGTATATGATATAAATGACCAACCACAGATAAAGGATAAAAGTCTTACTGCAACTAGAAGTGAATTTGATTTGTTCATGTATAGACA